CGTTGGTAGTTAAGTAGCATGGCAAAAGCTGAGAAGAGGGACATGCCCTCGTTTAAGACTGACCTTGCAACTGATAGGGCAAGACCAGAGTGACTGTGAACATCCATGTCCCCCATGAAGTCTAGTTTATCCTGCATCGCTGTAACTTCAGTGAATGCGGAGAACTCTTCTTCAGGTAAACCTAAGGTGTCATTAAGTAGAGCATAGCTACGTTGGTGTACGAACTCACGGTTCACAAACGAAGTAAGCATTGCTCTAATTTCATTGTTCTTAAATTTAGGCAAGTAACTCTCAATGTAGTTAGTGCCTACAGCTACGTCTGACTGCGTAAACAGTCTAAGTATCTGAGTTATATGGTTTTTCTCTACATCAGAAAGCTTAGTTGCCCACTGACCTACATCATCTTGTAGCTTTGCTTCCCACTCACCCCAGTGAATTTTCTCATGGCCTGTGGCTATCTCGACTGCCCAAGGGTAGCTGAAAGGTTTATAAGCGGTGTTTGTATCAAGTAAGCTCATTACACTGCTCCACAATATGTTTAGCATTTTCTATTGCGGCAGACGTTGGTGCGCCTTTGTGAATTAGAATAGCAGCTACAATAGCTACAATGTCTCGTTTATCATTATCTTGTTTAGGTGCTGGTTTCTTGGTTGTAGCCATTAGCTAGTCCTCTTGTGTTAATGCTTTCCAACTAACGGGAAATGCAGGTTTAATTACTTGGTCTAATTTCTTTGCAAACTCTTGGGCTTCTACCTGTGCGCCCTCACCAATCCGTAAGGTGTACACATGAGAGAAAGCTAAGATGTTACCTGACCATATGAAGTCCACCATCATTGATTGCGGTAAGACCATACGGGCTTGTTCAGGAGCTATACCTGCCTTAATCATTCCAGTGTACAAGCGTTGAGCTGACTCTAGGTATCCCCCGTATGTAACTGCCCACTGTTCAGTGTCCTCAGCTACACCGCCGCTGCCTTGTTTAATGCCGCCTTCAGGTCGAGTTCTCCATCCTTCTGGTTGATGGAACTCTGGAGGTGCGTCTACATAGCGCCTACTTACTTCATTCCAGGTTAGTCCTGCTTGGTGCTTCATAAGCTGCCTAGCTAGGAACAAAGGTACTGAACATTTAAGCTGTACAAAGTTATGACGAAACGGTGTCATGTGTTTATGTTTAGCCAGATACTTAATGAGCTTTTCGTCTTTAAGTTCCAGCTCTGTTGCTTCTTTTGCAAAGCTTACTCGTGCTGAGTTTACTACGCTAAGGTCACCCCCAGCGCAGTCTACAAGTTCTATTTTCATTAGGTTCCTTTAGGACGGTAGGGCGCAACCGCACCCACCATAGTCAAATTCAAACTGCCCTGCGTCACCTTTTTCAAGGTATTTTTCCCTATAATCCTTTAGGTACAGATATTCAGTTTCGCCTTTTTTAGTCTTTTTCAAGAAGGGTTTTGTACCGTAAATCCTACGCAACCTTTCTTCCTTTTCCTCATGCTCTTTGTACCTGTCAGGTAACATTTCATAAAGAATCTTGAAATGGCCCAACCCTGCTTTGACGCAGAAACCGCCACAGTTATTGTGACTAAATCCTAAATCGTATAAGCGAGGCTTTTTAATTCCAAACTGTTCTGAAAAGTTTTTATAAACAAAGATACCATCCTCCACCAACGTAGACACATATTTCCAAGGAGCCATCCTTTCTTGGACTGCTGTGAGCCTGTGTCCTTCTGTAGCGTCAATACCTAGGTGTATCTCTACATCTTCTTTCGGCAAAAACCTACTTCGATATTGTTTGCGCCCTGTTTTTGTTAGGACTGGAGAGCCGTCATCTTTAGTTATGTATACTCTTTCCTTAACGCCATACTTAGTGGTGATGTAGTTGTTTATAATATCTCGTTTTAAGACTCTGCTACATATATCAACGCGAGAATTACCTACAAACTTGGTATCTTCAAACACTCCCCAAACATCTTTGCCATGTGAAAGCACTTCTAGCTCACAACCTAAAAATTCTACTGTTTCGTTCAGGAACCTATAAAGGTCTATATCCTCCATCAATGTATCGGCAAACAAAAGTGTTACGTTTTCCTTGCCATATCTATCAACGCACTCTTTAGCTTCCGCAAAAGAACCCATACCCCCTGAATAGGAGACAATGTGTTTAGTAGTCATATTTTTCCTAATTTTTAACCGTGACAGGACAAGCACTCGTCAGCATCTTTTAATGCTACGCGCTCAACCTTCTGTCCTACTTTGTCTGATAGAACTACGGCATTAGTCCGTAGATAATACAAACCCTTCATCCGCATCTTCCAAGCCTTCAGGTGTACCATGTTGACATAGCTACGCTCTGAACCTGCTGGGAAGAAAAGGTTTACTGATTGACCTTGGCATACATACTTCTGTCTATTACCTGCATGTTCTACTACCCATGTCTGGTCTAGCTCAAAAGCAGTCTTGTAAATATCCTTAACTTCATCAGGAATATCTAAGTGTAACACAGAACCATCGTTATTAATAATACTTGACCATACTTCCTGAGTATTCATACCCAGCTCTTCTAAGGTTTTCTCAAGATACTTATTCTTAACCAAATGCGCGCCTGCGCGTGTCCTGTGTGTAAAGGCATTAGACTTCAATGGTTCAATCGAAGCTGTACACCCACAGATAATACTACTGTTCGCGTTAGGTGCTATAGCAAGTAGGTGTGCATTCCGCATACCTGAGCCTTTGATGTCGTTAGGCTCTCCCTTCGCTACTGCTAGTTCCTTACTAGCTTCCACAGCTTGCTTTTTAATAGTGTTAAAAATCATGTTGTTGTGTGTTGTAGCTTGGAAAGATTCCCAAGGAACTTGTTTAGACTGAAGGTAACCATGAAAACCCATAGCACCTAAGCCAATAGAGCGTTCTTGTTCTGCTGAGAACCTAGCTTTGCTTAGTTCGTCAGGAGCGTGTTTAATAAAGAATGATAACACGTTATCCAATAAACGGATTAAGTCTTTAACCATTTCAGTACCACGCCATTCATCAAACTTTTCAATGTTTACTGAGCTAAGACAGCAAACTGCTGTGCGCTCTTCGTTGGTGGCTTGGTGTATTTCATTACAAAGATTAGAGCCGTGTAGCTTAAGACCTTTCTCTTTCTGATATGGGTTCAAAGCTTCGTTAGCTGCATCAATAAAGTTTACATAAGGTGAGCCAGTTCTAAAACGTGTGTCTAAGATGCGTTGCCAAAGCTCTCTAGCTTTAACTGTGTCTCTTACTTCACCGCTATGAGGGTCTTTAAGTTCCCACTCAGCGCCTTCAGATACCGCTTCCATAAACTTGTCAGTTACATTCACTGCGTTAAACAGGTTAAAGCATTTACGGTTTACGTCACCACCTGTAGGTGTTTTGAAGTTCATTACTTCTGTGACATCTGGGTGGTCAATATCGATGTAAGCAGCGTAGCTACCCTTGCGTGTCTTACCTTGTTTGTATGCAGTCATTAGACTGTCTACTACTTTTAGAAATGGGATAGTGCCTGGAGCTTTATCACTAACCCCGCGTACTGCTGACCAATGACCACCTACACCACCACCTTTAACAGACAACCACGATACTTCTGACTTGTGATAGATAAGACTTTCTAGGTTATCCCCAATGTATGTAAGAAAGCACGAGATAGGTAAGCCCTTAGGAGCTTCACCCTTAGCTGGTGCATTACTTAACACTGGTGATGCAAACATAAACCACTGCTTGCTACAGTAGTCATAGATGCGCTGGGCGAACTCCATGTCACCCTCGCTGTAAGCCATACTAGCCCTAGCTAACGCATCCTGTGGGTCTTCCCCTTCCTTACAGTAATAATCTTTGAGCAATGTAAGGGCTTGGTCAGAAAACCCCTCATTGCGTGTGTAATCTATTTTAATCATTAAGAGTCCTTAACAAATTGACCATCAACCATCTTACCTGTGCGTTGACTGATTGTTTTGTAGGCTTGCTCTACACATGTCTCTAGGTCTAAGCCCCAAGCGCGTGTCTGCATCACCAAGGTTACAAAGATGTCTCCGATAGCATCTGCAATTTCTTCAACATCACGTTCTTCAATAGCTTGACGTAGCTCGGCTACTTCTTCCTCAGTCTTCTCTAGTTGAGCAGCGGGTACAACATAAGGAAGGATACCTTTCTCATGTCCCCATTGTGCAATAAGCATTTCTAGTGTGTTTAATCTCACCACTTCTCCCCTTCTGTTTTTTCCATTAGGTCAATCATCTTGTCTAAGTACCAACGGGCTTTCTTAGCATCCTGTAACGGCTTGCCCTTGACCCATAAGC